AATAACAACCGGATAACCGAGAAATTCGCGCCCCGCAGGGCCAGAAGCTAATGTTTGCATAGTATTACCGCCAGCGTCAGCCAGCATATCAAGTAAATAACTCCAAACAATCTTACTCATGTAGAACTTTGCGCCAGCTTCTGCGTACGTGGGAAGTCTTCCGATCAACGCGGTTATGTCATCCATGCCAATGTTAGAAAATTCTTGGCCTGTACCATACCGAACAAGCCCAGCGGCAGCGGCACGAGTCGCATCCGCATCGGATGCAGTGCCATTAAATGCCTGGTCGATCAACTGTTGACGAACACCAACAACGCCACCATAGGTACTTGTTCCATCGCCGTTAAATCCGCATTCATCCTCTTTGTCAGCGAAAGCATAGGCAATGTCCTGAGCCAACATATCAGCAACAGAAACAATCGCATCATCACCCAACTCGTTAGACATCGGAACGATTACGCCAAGCTTCTTAGCAACTAACGTGACCAAATCAAAAGTCATGTCGCTGGCTGTAAGTGCCGTTGCTTCGCCTACGAAGTAAGCAGTCGTCCCACCAGTTCGCCGCGAAAAGCTCAGTGTATCCTGCCCCATCGGTGTGACACGAGTATTGGCACGGAATACGCCGCGCTCTTCTACTAAGCGAATAATGTCAGTATCAAACTCGCCGGGAACCAGATAACCACCCTTAGAGTTATTGTCTTCTAACATCGCACCCTTGATTTCGATGCCGTTAGTTTGACACCATTGACGGGCCTTTTCGCTGCCAATAACTGCACCGCGAATGTACTGACCAAACCGATACGCTTTTACCTCTGCTCGCATATCCGGTTCATCTGTAAAACATTTCATCTTGCCCCACTTGCGTACTGTGGCCGGAAGCTTGTTGTTTGCTAGAGGGTCAACAATTTGCTCTGGCTTAATCTGTCGCTGGTACTTGGGGACATCAATATTAGAAGCATCCTCTGAAGCCTTCTTTGCGGCCATTGCCTTCTCTAGCATTCCAGCTTTCTTTTCCAGTCCAACCTTCTCGCTGTCAAGAGAGTTGAACTCAGCCTCGATCTCATCTGTTAGCATCTCACCTTTTTTTGACATAATGTCTTCCATACGGGCCGAGATGTCTCCGAGCCGGGCTTGCAATTCTATTAATTGCTTTTCCATGTTGTATTCCTTAAATTAAATATAAGCTTACTATTTTGTATTGGTTCAGATTCTTTTACGAACTGGTAATTTCACGACATATTCAAATGTAGATTTTTTATCGGCCATGTTCTTTTTGATTGCCTTATCAGAACCAAATACACGACCCTGCCCAAAGTTAGAGATTATTTCGGCACTCGACATACCCCTGTTCCTTGCAACATCTTTGACAAACATACTGTAATACTCATCAACCCTGCTTTGCATATGGTCTCTGGCGTTTTTCTCAAGCGGGTTGTCGGCATTACCCTCGGCCTTATACTTTCCAGCCGTGATGTAAGACACTTCAAGCCCCTGCTGTTTGTTGAACTCGGAGCGATTGACATGAACAGCGATCACGCCAACAGACCCTAACTCACCGCCGGGAGTAACATGGATTTCGTCAGCCGCCGATGCTATCCAGTACGCCGCCGATGCACACAATGAGTTACATACAGCAATAATTGGCTTCTGGCCCCTGGCATTGAATATCTTCCGGGATAGTTCAGCGATTCCATAGACAGACCCACCGGGAGAGTCTACATCTAATATAATTCTGTCAACGGAAGCATCCGCCATCGCATCATCAAGCCATGCACCAAACAACTCAGTAGATGTCCCACCCGAGTAATGCGTCATCAGGTTCATCTTTTGCGACACAACACCGTGTAAGGGCAAAATAGCAGTCTTGCCCCTGACCTGATTAGACCGTTTTGTCGCCGCACTATACTCACCATCAATACCGGCGACACGGTTATTCAACAGGCACATAATCTCATCCATCTTTGACGGTAAGATCGCCCACGCCGTGTTGGTTACGCCACTAACTATCTGGCTGTACATCGTCATTTGTAATGTCTCCTAAATCTTCTGCCGGTGTTTCCGGTTCTGGTTCTACTGGTTCTTGTGGGCTAAATAGCTCATCCCCACCATCCATCGGGTCAAGATTTTCTAATCGCCTGACCTCGTTAATTGTCATAAATCCGGGGTTGTTATTGTTACCGAGAGATATTTGATAGGCTTTATACCGTGATCCGATGTCACCACGGAGCAACCCCTCAACCGTATGCTCTACAAACACACCGTTGCGTCTGTCTTTGTCGGTGAGAAGTTGCCGCCATACTTCTGACTCCCAACGCTTAAACCATGCTGTCAGGCAATCCTTGACATATTCAAGGTCTTGGTGTTCGATGTTTGAGAATGTCGCACGGGTTAAATCTGCTACCTTATGTGGGGGCATTCTGAACCACCGGCATATCTCTGTTACTGAAAACTGCCGTGTTTCAAGAAATTGGGACGCTTCTGGGGATATAACTGGTGTAGAGAAATCCATCGCCTCCTCAAGCACCATAACCTTGTGAGCGTTCCCTGCACCTTGATATTTTTCGTTTATGTTTTTGGCAAGACGATTCTTTGCCTCTTCGCTCAAAGATCCGGGATGCTTTAATATGCCACCCAATACTGTATTGCTACCGAAATATGTAGAGCCAAATATCTCTGCGGCCTTGGCGAGTCCCATAGAGTCCTTGGCGTAGTTAATTACATTATATCCCACCAACCCATCATCACCTAATCCATGCAGATGTAGTATGTTTTTAGGTCTCACCTTGCTTTGTGTGCCGTCTCCACGGGTAACAACATAATATATCTGCCCGTTATCATTTCGTTGCGGAGATACCTTGTCAGGAGAGAGTGGGTTTAGTTCAGCAGGGTTGCCTAATACATCGTAAACTATCTCGGCATACCCATTGCCCCACCCTAAACATTGTGATGTGAGTGTTTGCCTGAAAGAAAACGCTGTCATCTCTGAATTTGGCTCAAAGTTTAATAGTTTCTGGAGCGGATGGTCTGGTAATCTTTCTTTTTCGTCACCAACTTTGCGGTAAACTTTGAACGGAACTTTAGAAACATCCTCCGAGATATTACGGATACAAGCAAAGACAGTTGATATATTCATGGCGTTTTTGTTTGTAATTGTCACGCCGGACGAGTTACCACCCATGAATAAGTTATGCCATGATCCGGAATTGCTCAGTGCTTTTTGTTTTGGTTTGAATATGTCGAATATTCTCATATCATTATCGCTCCGCGAGATTCATATATTGACGCTTTTTTATATTCTTCTGCAATCCATAACCCTAGTGCCATCACCATGCCAACCACGCCATCAATACGCTTGATCTGGTTATCTTTAACTGGTTTTATATTCTCTGCCGCATCTGTTTTGACCGTGACATTAGAGATGCACCAGTTCATCACAGGGTTGTCGTCATGGACAATCGTGCCCTTGAGAATTAACTCCTCCAGCTTTTTGGATGGTGCAGACATCGAGGCGAAACCCTGCCCAAACGGTACAACATCAAACCCATCCCCCGTTAATTGATTGATAAGCTGAGTGCTATTCCACCTGTCTGCTGCGATACCACAAATATTATATAGCTTACCTATCTCGTTAATGCGTCTCCGTACATGATCATAGTCAACCACATTCCCCTCGGTCAATTCAATGTGCCCCTCTCTTGCCCATGTCAAATATGGCACGCCATCTTTCTTTTCTCGGTGGATTGCATTCTCTTTAGGGGCAAAGAAGTACGGTTTAATATGGAACGACCCGCCGTGCTGGAAGGCAAGAACAAAAGCTGTCAAGTCTGTTGTTGTAGACATATCCAACCCGGCGAAACAGGGAACACTTGTATTGATGTCGCCCGCCAGATCGCTCCACTTACCACTGGAGATCCACCGGACATCCTGTTCGGTCCAGATATTCAGGTGTAATCGTTTAAATGTGTTTTCTTTCGCAGGAATCTGCTGTGCTTCTTCACACGCCTGTCGGATGTAAGCAAGTTCAACACTCACACCGAGGTTTGGGTTTGCTTTCCTCCATATCTCCTCTGATGTCCAATCGTCCGCTTCATCAGCCTCATAGATGACCGGGAAGAAATAGGGGTTGTTAATGATGCCATCCCTCACCTTTTTAGCATAATCATACTTCTCGTAGCAGATCGTTGACTTATCAAAGCCAGCCGTGGTGATATGAATGGTCAGGGGTTGCGTTCTTGATGCTGTCGCTGTCTCTAACGTATCAACCAAATCACGATTCGGCTGAACATGAAGCTCATCAATGACATTGAGATGGCTATTAAGACCATGTTTGGTATCTGCATCAGCACTCAGGGCCTTATAAACAGTTGCCCCGCCTCCATATTCTATGGATTTAAAAGTTCGATAGACTCTGGACTGACTGGCAAGGGTTGGGTTACGGCGGATCATACCAGCAGCGTGCCTGAATACCAACGCCGCCTGCTCTCTCTCTCCTGCCGCCGAGTATATCTGGGCTCCAGGCTCGCCATCACAAAAAGCAACATAATTAATAATGCCAGCACAGAATGGAGTCTTGCCGTTCTTTCTGGGCACAAAGATAAAAGACTCGCGGTATCGCCTTGTCCCATCAGGACGCATCCAGCCAAACAGGTTCCTTACGATACACTCCTGCCACGGTTCCAGGTGGAACGGTTTACCCGCACACTTGCCCTCGATCAGTTGCAGTTCGTTCTCAAAGAACTCCACAACACCATCAGCCACAACCTCATTATAGTGGCAGTCACCTGCCGACTCATACGGGTCGTAACCTGCAAGGGTCAATTTGTTATCGGTTTTCGTCTTCATTGTCGGCGGAGGGTTGTTATCCCTCAAACCTTTCGCCAAAGTTTATTTTATAGTTCGCCTGTGATGTCTCTTTTGTCTTAGTACCTACCGATACGGATAGACTCGATCGAGCCGATGGGGTTAGCCCAAACGACTGCTCAAGTCTATTCAGTTGGTTGGCGTATCGTTCCAGCGTCGCCTCCGTCCGTCCGGGGTTCGATAACTCTTTCATCCACAGGACAGAATATAAACAGTATCTTGCAAACGGAAACCCGTCGATCTTTGTCATTACACCCATATTGGCCAGCCGGGGAACTAATCGCCGCCATATCTTCTTTGACTCACCATTAAGCCAGTGCGGGCACTGCGGAGTCCCTGCCGTTTCGTTTGGAGCGTGCTTGTTGATACGCCGGGAGCCACGGTTTATCTTAATCGCATTCGGAGTTTCTTTTGGTCCACGCTGTCCCATTATGCAACCGCCTCCATGACTAACTTCTCAGCGGTCGCGCGTAGGTTCTGCGGACAGGGAATCAGATCATTTGTCTGTAAATACTCGATTTTTAGCTTCGTCTGCGTCATTTATTGTTTCTGTTTCTTGTCCACTTCTATTACCCTAAAACCCGTGAAAAAAGAGAGAGACT